AACTCCGCAGGATTGATAATATACATATCTGCTTTAAGTATCTGACTTTCAGTAGTCCAATACTTACAGTTATTTATAGTGGTTTCCGCAAATATAGGATCTTCTTTGTTGCTTACTGCTTTTCCATAATCTTCCATAGTAACAAACCAATGTTCTCTACCATCTATTTCGCATTCACGTTTCTCTCTTGTTGTATAGCTAACAACAGGAGTTAAACCATATGTTTCTTGAATAAATTTAACTGCGGTATCTTTTCCCGATGCTGTTTTTCCTGTTATCAAAAGAAATACTCTATCCATTTTAAAAGCCTCGGTAATAATGTTATCTGTTATTCTTTTTTCGCATTGTTTAAACAGACCTTCAGCAATTCCTTGATATACATAATCTTCCATTTCTTTTGTTAGTCTATTCACCATCGTTGAGAACGGTTTCTCTGTCATGCTTTTCTACCTCTTTTTCAAATAATTCTTTCTCTGCTCTTCTTCGCTTATCTAAACCAACTAATATTTTTCCACCAATTTTATTATAAAGCAATATTTTTTCACCAATTTCTTTTAGACTTCTACTCCCATTTTGTGTAAGTTGGTCAATAGAACCAACACTATAGGCAAAATCTACTAAAGCATCAAATTGATTTTGATTGAAATGATAAATTGAATCATACTTTGCAACTTTCTTATTATAACTATGTTCAATTTTTTCTTTTAAAAGATAATCCGCATCTTTTTGAGTGATTACTACTCCTTCCTTAATTACAAGTCCCGTTGCGGCGGTGTCCGCATTTGTTATTCCATAACCGATAGTCCAAACTCCAACTTCATCTTTATAAGCTGAAAGTCTACAACCTTCAAATCTTTTAATAAACTCTATCCCATTCTTGCTAATTTTAGTTACGCTCATTCCTTATCTCCTTTTGTTTGGTCTACTAAAAGTAAACTAAATAAATTAATTGGTTGCCATCCATATTCAGAATCTTCATAACCAATAATTTTATTTCCTGATAACAGTTTAATTTTCTGCAACCTATCAATCAATATATCTACGTCATATATCTCTTTTTCAGTATCATATACTTTAAAGTTTTCTTTCTTTACTTTTGAACATCTAGGTAAGATTTTTTCTTTTATAAAATCTATATCATAGCTGCCTAAGTCAACAATAGCACCTGTGTTATCTTCTATTTCGTATGCTTCTGTTGGTTTTTTTTCAATATCTTTCCACCAAAAATATTTTGTTCTATCAGTAGTAATTAAGTATTCTCTTTCAGCGGTCGTCACTCTCCAACGACATCCTTCATTGTTGTATTTTGCTTTAAGTACATCTTTAGCAAAAGTTTCGTTTTTTGTGAATATTTCTATTACTGCTGAACTCATTTTATAGCTCCTCCTTTATTGAAAAACAAATTCTTCAACATAAACTGGACAATTATTTGTATAATAATCTATAATTTGTTCTGTGATCATATTCACCTTTACATAAGCTCTTGTGGCGTATTCCCTTGTGTCTGGAAACCCTTCGTTCCCGCCTACAACATATAGATAATTACCAACTATTTTTGCGCCAAGCACATCCATTTGATTCTGATAGAAATAATTATAAGTTACTTTAATTGCTATATGATAAGATAATTGATTTTTAATTTCTATTTTCATGAATTGCTCCTTCTATAATTGAAATTGCATTGTCATAGGCTGCGGCAATACCTGCCATATGATACCATTCCAATTTGTCATTGTTTAAGTTCCCTGTTTCATTTCTTTTTGCCTTATCACGATACTCATGTGCTTTTGCATGATATTCTTCTGATAAGTCTCTTAGCTGAATTAAAATATTTTCTATCATATTCTACCTCACTTATTTAATTATTTAATTTAAAACTAAACAAAGGAGCGCCAGAACAATCTGTTGCTACTGTTGCATCGCCCCAATATGCAACGTTATTTTTATCTTTTGCACGAAATTTACCATTAACGATTTCAGGTTTATCGTCAGGATAAACTATAGTAAATAATTCATAACAATCAGTATCTTCAGGAGAGAGCTTATGAACACTACAGTATTCTTTTAATTTTTGATTTGAGTTAATCATTGCTTGATTAAATTCTTTTACTTTTCCTTGTAGCCATTCATTTGCTTCTTCTTCATTTAGAACCTCAATACTTGAAACCTTATCAGTTCTTAAATGTAACTCATTTAAATCCGCTCTAAAAATCTGTTCCTCAACCTTAACTTCTTCATCTTCACTAATATTAATTCTATTAAATCCACCATAATAGAAATGACTAGACTCAATATTCGTATTATAAAATGGCTGACCTTCAAAAACACAGATTTCTTCATAATTTATAATAGTTTCAACAGGCTCTAAAAATGGTTTTCCAACAAAGCAATCTTTTTCTAACATATCGTCTGTTATAACTGTCTGTTTATTTTCATGCCATTCAAAGCCTTTCATAATATTTTTACCAAAAACTCTAGTAATCATTTACAACATTCCTTTCTTAACTTTTCTATAATAATTATATCATATTTTTTTAAAAAAGTCAAATAAAGCTGCGGAAGCCCGCAACTCTATTTATTCCTTAGTATCATATCTTTCATTAGTCATGAGTAACTTACCATTATCATCAACATTTAAAATTTTATATAGTTGATGTGTCGGCGTCCGCTTATAACGTTTAGCTACAAATGTATCATCACGTCTAAATCCTGTTATCATTACTTTTGTTCCTCTGACAAACCAAGATTTTTCCATAACTTTTTTAGTTCCATCCTCTTGTCTTTCTGAAACCTGTTTACTGTACATTGCATAATATTCTCTAGTAAATTTAACTGTTACTACTTTATTTTCTATTGTTAATAGAGAAATTGAAGAATGGTTATCATCTTTAGCTATAACAGTTCCCATAATTTTAGTTAATCTAAAAATTGGAATCTGATTGCCGCCTCTTTTAAAGTATGTTTCTACTTCTGGCTGTTCTGGTAAAGTTTCAAAAGGAACAATACCATACTCTGCTGTATCAACATCTGCTAACTCATGTTTTCCATGATAGAAGCATAGACTTTCCATCTCCCATGCAGAAGTGCTACCTGTACAATACTTATTCCACACTTCTTGAAATAATGAGGTATTTAATTTTCCAAGAACTTCACTCTCATTCTCTTTAAGATATGTACGAGCTGTGTCCATACATTTCTTATAAATTTTATCCCACACTTTTTGATTAATACAAACGTGTCCATTGATAACTTCCAATTTATCTGCGTCTTTTGATAAAAAGTTTTTATTGAAAAATTCTTCGCTTATATTATCAAAGCAATAATATTCTCCAACTTTTCTATATTTTTTCAAATACTTGTTAAAATTGAAAGTCTTTTGTTGTAAATCTAATGACTCTGGCAATAGCTTTCTTTGCATTAATGTACTGAAATTCTGTAAAGTTAGCTTACTTTTTGGTTCACAAGCATACGACACATAATATGCCATTGTTTGTATTCTTATTGGTTTAGCGGGATTCGCCCAAGATTTATCTACTTCATCAAAAGCACCAGCTTTAATCAATGAGAACATCACTGATTTATTTACTACGCATTTATTCATGAAATCTTTGATAGATTTATATGGACGATTTGCTTTTATTCTATTGATGATATCTACATTAACACGCGGCAATGCTTTCATTCCAAATAAAATTGCATTATTCTTTACATCTGGAACAAAGCCAAAGTCAGAATTATTGATATCCACTAAAGATACAATTGTATTATTACTAATGATATCACCTAAAGCTGCTGCAGTTTTCGCATAATCTGTACTCTTATCATCTGCCGCCTCTAACGAACCACTATTAACAATTAAACAAGCTGTATTCCAATAGATAGAATCATACATGACTGCCAAATATGCACTTTGATATCCGATAAATGAATAAGCTAAAGCATGAATTTTTGAGAAACTATCATATTAATCCAATGTTTCCATTGGTATGGACTATCTTTTACTTTATATATCATATATAAAGAACACCATTTCCCCATTTAACTAGCTTCGTTTCCTAAAACTAAAGTGCGTATCAATAGCACCGGTACTTCCAATCTAACTCGGAATAGTCTCTACAGGATATTTTTCCCACGGGATTGTCATGCCTTTCGGTTTAGGCTCCCCCGTTAGCATATATACCATTTTTTTGGTGTATATATACCCCGTTGATGAAACGGAAAAGTGTTTAAGGGCAAGTTTCTTCGTTTACCCTAATTGGGTGGCTATACCAAATTTCCAAATATATTCGCCTAATGTTTTACTTTTTGCTGAACCAAACACTTTCTTTTTCAAATCTGGGATTTTTGACATTTGCTTCTTCAATTTGTTACCCTAAAGGCTTTTTATCCCTTAGTTCTTATACTTTTCTATTGTATAAGTTCGGCATATATTTTCAACATACGTTGTCGGACACTCTTGGATAGATTATATTTATTCACTATCTATGCTCTACGGTGGTAATTAGCCTTACGCTATCTAATCACTTACCTCGGTGTTACCCTTTTTATAAGTGGGTTTCTCCGATTTTGCCCAATTTTACGTCGGCAAGTTATATACACAATAAAGTCTACCGACTATCTTACGTGCGGCGTTCGCTTCCGCTAAAGTGAATCCGCAAATATCTTTGTCCATTAAAATCATCATCATTTGCTCTTGTGATGGTGGAGTTCCATATGATGGCTTAAAGTATGGCTCAATCGTAGCTACTTCTTCTTTTGTTAGTCCAAAATCATCCATTTCTTGATACCATGCTGACAAATCGTTCTTTAACCGAACATATCTGTCCATAGGAATTTCTTCCCCTTTTTCACCTGTCATTAATCGCATCAACCCATTAGCGTCTGAAAGCTCCAACATATTAGTTGGTTGAATTTTCTTTATTGCTTGACTTCCTACTTGAGAATCAAACTGAAATAAGGACAAAATATTGTTATTCTGAATTGCTTTCCAAATTTTAGGATTTTCAATATCTATAACATCTGGATGAAAATATTTATCATAAACTTCTCTTAAAGATAAATATGGTTCGATGACACTATTAGCTTGAAGCATTTTAATACATTGAGCCTCTTTATCTTGAATCTCTGTTACAAGAAAGTCGTACTTTGTTGCGCCAAGTGCTTCTGATGTATGAAGATCAAACTGTGTAATAACTTCTCCATTAGGAGTTTTCATATATGCTAAAAATTCATATGGATTTTCGTCATTAAGAATAACTCCAGATGCGTGACTACTGCGTTGCTTAATCACTCCTTCAATACCGAACATGATGTCGATAAGTCCGGGATACTGGTCTACCTTGCTAACAAATGAAGTTACTGGTTTCCGCCCTTTATCTGGATTACCATAGTAAACATCTTTTAACGACCAAACAAAACCTCTTTCTTTTGGAATTAAAGAAGAAATATAATGCGCAATATCTGTATCTATACCATCTGGATAATCTTTACTTCTATATCCTCTACAAGCTGTTTGAACTGCGGACTTTGATGTCTCTGTTCCATATGTTGCAATCAATACACAACCTAAATTTTGTCTTGCAATATCATTTATATCTTTATTAAAGTGCTGCCCGCGTTCTTTCTTTATATTTTCAAGAATTTTTGGTCTAACACTTGGACAAAGATCAATGTCTATATCTGGCAACTCAACACGTTCTTCATTCAAATATCTAAACCACGGCAAATCCCATTTTATAGGATTAATCTGTGTAACACCTAATAAATAATGATTTAAACCTGAGCAAGAACTACCACGACCTGCGCCAATAGTAGAACCTAATTCCCAAAACTCATCAATATAATGTTGTAAAACTATTGGATACTTAAAAATATTTGTACCTAATTTTTCACTGATAATACTTTTTGTTGTAGCTTCTTCTTCAAGTCTATCAAGATATTCGGGACTGTTTAAATTCTTCTTTTCCAATCCTTCAAAACATTGATTCACCCAATATCTATTATAAATATTATCAGACTCAAACATCGCTTTTAAATGCGGCTGCTTTAACTCTGTATGTATCTTAGGATACTCTTTTACTTCAACAGATGGAATTGTTTGATTGTGCCAAATGCTATATTTTTCAACCTTATCATAAATAAGATGTGTATTTTGGCATATCGTATCAATTACATCTAATTCAAAAGACTTACTTAAATGCTCATATATCTCATCTGTTGTTTGAAAATAAGCATATTCATAAAAAGAAGCTACCTCACGTTCTCCATCTTTAGAGTTAAGATAAGCCTCATGAACATATCTATCTTCTTTATTTAGGTAATGCGCATCTGAACCTACTACCATAGGAATATCAAATGCTTTAGAGATTGCAGCAAGCCTTTTATTTACCGCTATTTGTTCTTTTGAACAGCCCGGCGCTACTTCAATAAAGAAATCATCTTTAAATAATTGCTTCACCCAAAGTAAAAACTTTACAATATGATTGTGATGTTCTTTTGCTCCTTCTTCATCGCCCATATTCTCTGAATCAATCATTTTCAAAGTTTCAGAGCTAAGTTCTCCGCCAATACAAGCACTAGTTCCTACTAATGAGTTCGGATACTTTTTTAAGATATTTTCTAATTCCTCATATGTCGTTGGAACTCTCTCACCTCTATCATAATAAGATTGTAACCATGAGTTTGAAGATAATTCTTTTAAAGCGTTCCAACCATCCTTATTTTTAGCTATGAGAATAAAATGATAATACTCAATTCCTTTTTCTCTTTTTTCGACTAGATAAATCTCATCACCAGCCGCCACTTTGAAATCTGGATAGTCTTTATACTTTTCTTCTGCATACTTAAACAAATCTGGAATTTTGCCTAAAAACTCATGGTCAGTTAAGGCAAATCCAGAAAGTTTCATTTCTATTGCTTTATCAATAAGTCGCTCTGGAGAATTTATGCTATCTATTAATCGCATATTGCTTCCTGCACTATGTACATGATTGTCAAATCTTTGCATTACTTTTCTCCTTTTCTTTAATATTTTATAATATTATATCATATTTTTTATAAAATGTCAATTAAAGTCTGTCTTTTTTCTTGAAGTGTAATATTCTTTTTCATTTTCTGGTGTTAATAAGAATCTAGTTGTTTCTAATACTAAATCTTCTATTGTATAATCAACATCATAAGGTATCCTAATAAGTGGAATGTTATTTTCAAAACAGTATTTATTTTTTGCTAAGTCACGTTTATGAACTTGTTTAAGATTTTCTTTGTTATTCCATCCGTTGTTTTTACTATAAAAATGTTGAGAACCATCATATTCAATTAAATATGATAATTGATTATTATTATAAATTGCAAAATCAAATAGTAATCTATCACATTTTCTTCCTGTTAAAGTTAAATCATCAAAAGTTTTTTGCTGTGTATATTTAATACAGGCATTTTTTAATAAATCGCTAATTTCACTTTCGTTAAAACTAATAACACACCCACAACTTTTTGTATCCCCATTTCTCAAATAATCTCCAAAAACTATAATATCTTTTCTATTACATCTAGTGCAAATGCAATTCCAATACACACCAGTCCTATCATGCCTAGGTTTTTCTTCTTCCGTTGCTTGTCTTTCTACGTAAAGATAACCATAAGTTTTTCCTGTTTCATCTTTCATGCCACTTTTAAGAAAGTTTTTCATTCCAATACATCCACAGTTAGTGCTATCACCTCTCCTAAGATGTCCGCCATCTACAACTTTTTCTTTGCCGCAAGCAGTACATTTACATAGCCATCTTGCTTGCCCACCTTTAGCATTTTCTGCACGTTCTAATACATACCAGTACCCAAAAGTTTTTCCTTGCATATCTATTAACTTACTCATATTTCTTGTCTCCTTATCTAAAGTAGCTAGCTACTTATTGATAACTAAAACTAACTTATCAGTAGCTCTTGTGCAACAAGTATATAAAAATTTTTTATGTTCTTCTTTATCATAAGGAAAATTCTCTTCAAGAACTACCACCTTACCCCATTGAGAACCTTGAGCAGCCCATCCAGTCACTGCATATCCGTACATAAACTCCATAGGCTCTTCAAAACCAAAAGTCTTACTTCTTAGTGCCTTATATTTAGTTTTCCAACTTAAACAAGGTTGTTCCTTCATTATCATTTTTTTATCTATGAGGCATCTAGAGTACGTATCGCCATTTTCTGAAACGAAATCAGCTAAAATATTAGTAATTTCTCTTTCGTGAGGATCGTTGGTCATCCATTGTGGCAATCTAATCATTTCACTATGCGGATTCCGCAAATATCCAATAGTACCATTAACTAGTGCATTTTCTTCGCTTAGAACATCCCAATAGTTTCTTTTACAAATTATTTTATCTCCATCTTTCGGTCCACCTCTAAAACCTCTTAACTCTCGCATTTGCATATTTAAGTTATACCTAGTTTTATTAGTAGCTGTAAGCACAATGTCTGCCCATTGTAACATACCTGTGCTTAATTCTTCTTTTGGAATAACTTGTACTTCATTACCCTTAAAATAATCAATCGGTCTACCTTCTCTAATGGCGGTAGTTAGCTGAATAATTTCACTGCCTTCTTCTTGTCGCATAATCTGTGTAAGTACAATATGCGGATTATCTAATAAATGATTATCTGCATCAGGAGACACTGGTGGTAATTGCCAAATCTTTAAGAAAAGACGCAACTCTTTTCTTCTTGAACTTATCAAGCTCATAATTTCTTATGAGAGGAGACTATATCTTCATACTTTTGTATGCTAATTTTTTCCATTGCCATTAGCTTGCAATGTACTCTACTCAGTAATTTTATACTTTTCGATAGTCGTTGAACTTTTTTCTTTATATATTTGTTGAAGAATTGTTTCTATGTTATCAAAATCGGTATATGGTATTCTATATAATGTTATGTTATTTTCTAAGCAAAAAATATTTTTTTCTTTGTCTCGTTCTTTAGTTTTTTCAAAGGCTTCTTCTCCGCCAAAAAAACTTACAGAACGAAAATGTTGTTCTCCATCATATTCAATACATGAATTATACTCTGGTAAATAAAAATCAAATTTTCTATTTTTTAAACTGTTAGGAAATCTATACTCTCTTTTATAACTAATATTATTTTTTTCTAAAAATTTAGCTATCCTAATCTCCCCTTTAGATTTTTTGTAATAACAAATAGGACAATATTTTTTATTATGCCTATAAAGAAATTTATAGGGAGATAGTTCAAATATAGTTTGACATTTTTTATGTTTAAATTTAATTGGAGTATCTATGCTTACATATTTTTCTAATACTTCATATTCTTGTAGACATTCTTCTCCTAACTCAAGTAAAAACTGCTCATTAGTTTTCTTTTTAGTCGGACAACAACCACATCCATAAATTTTTTCTTTTATCAATCTGCTTGGTAGTTGCTGAAATTTTTGATTACATTTACTACAATAAAATGTACATTTTTTGCTTATTCCATTATATCCTCCAATATATTGATATGGATAAGGAGTATTATCTTTTACCCACTGTTCATTATATAATTTATGTCCATTACAATATGGACATCCACTACCTTTATAGGAAGCATCATGAGGATTTTTCATAAAAACATTGCCACATACTAAATGTTTCATTTTTATTTTTGTAGTTTTATTTATATACTTACCTAAAACTACATAATCTGGTCCTAACTTAGCCAAAATTCTTGATTCAAATTCTTCTTGTGTTAATCTTTTTGGGATTTTAAAAATACCTCCATTTCTTTATTTTATTTTACTTCAACACTTATAAAGAAACTTAGCTGCGGATTTTCCAATATTATTGCTTTTTACCTTATCTCCGAAGTTACTCTTTGCCCTTAATTATATCACTATATTAAGTTGGTACAATAATCTCTAAGGAGGTTCCCGCAATTAAATTAGTTTTATAACTCCCATTATATTAAGAGTTATCGCCAAGATAAATAATATGAATATTTTTATGCTTATGAAGCTGTTCTATTAAGCGAGCGTCCGCCATTGATACTTCATCAACAACAATAATTTTATATTCAATATAATCAACCGCCGTTTTAAAGAAAGTTCCATTAGGCTTAGGAAAGAACTTATAAAGTAACTTATGCAATGTCTTTACATTTTTATTACCTCTCTGTTGTAATACAGTGCAGGCTTTTCCAGTATAAGCACAATAGCAAACGTCTGTTTCTGGATTAATTCCATCTTGCTCTTGTAATGCTGCAATAATAAATTTAACTAAATAAGTCTTTCCGGTTCCCGCCCAACCACTTATTACAGTATATTGTTCTCCTGAATGATATCTGTCTAAAGCTATCTTTAATGCTTTCTGTTGTTCCTCTGTAAGACCGCCCATTCTTAATCATTCTCCTTATGTGTTTGAGTCCACTGCTCTAAAGTATGATAAAAATGCTCTTTTTGAGTGTTTGCATAATGTTTTAATTTCTCTGAATCTGGTCGCTCTACAATTTTTCTTAATCGAACAATCTCATCAATAGCCATTGCATATCTGAAATAAATGCTATCAAACCCAAAATCATTCCTATCCTTGATTAACTCGTTATACTCTTCCTCTGTCAATAAAACTGCTGCTTTCGTCTGTTTACTCATCTTTTAAATCTCCTTTCTTTTTCTATAATAATTATATCATATTTTTTTAGAAAAATCAAATAAAGGAGCTTTTACGCTCCTTTAAAATACATATTTACATGAACTAACTATCTCATAATCTTCAACAATAATCTGAGGACTAACATTACCGTTCCATTCGTTCATATTACATCTACCAACAATATTCAATGTTTTATATCCATCTTCTTGTAAAAGTAAACATTCTTCTTCTGTTGCCTTAAATTTCATAATACTTATATTAGTGTCTGGAATAGATATTTTTATAGTGTTATCTTTTTTACTATATATAGTTACCATGTCTTTACTAACTTGCAACTCTTTTACACCAACATAAGGTTCATCGACATCTTGTCCCCATAAAGGCGCCATATCAGCAATAGTAAGAATATCATTTCCTTCAATATCTTTATTAGTATAAACAATATCACAATAATATACTGGTTCTGTTCCAACATCTGCAAGCACATTATCTAAATATTCAATAAACTCATCTTTATAATCTGCTTCTACTGATAGACCTGCGGCGGACTGATGTCCTTCGCAATATATAGTATGTTCAAAGTTGTTACATATGTCCTTAAAATTCTCTATTCCACTTTTAGTATAGCCACGCATTGAACCCGAATATGCGTCTTTATTTGATTCTTTATGACGAGTTAAAATAGCACAAGGTCTTTGATATTTAGCCATAATTTTATTAGCAACTAAACCTCTAAGAGTTGGTTCTATTTGAATACTACTATCATTCTTATCTGTATAAAATATTAAAGCCTTATGTTCTGTCATTTTATTATCTTGAATTGTTGATTCTAAAGAAGCCATACCCTCATCTTGTTTTTTAGTTTGTCTAGCTTTAACATTAGTAACACATCTTAATGCTTGAGTTACTAAATCTTCCATTTCTCCTAATTTATGACCTCTTTTGTTACTAAGAATTTTTTCAAATGCTTTAAAAGTTAGCATAGAATTAAATAGCAATTCTTTTTCTTCAAGAGTTCCGCTTCTAGTCATTGCATTAATAAAAGGTACTATGTAAAAAGCACAACCAATAGGAGTAATCTCTCCTCCTAAAGAATATGAGTTTTTCTTAGCCATATTATATATAAATGGATTTCTAATTTGTTTAAAGCCTTTATTAACCAAATGCTTTGTTTCTATTGAAGTTAAAGACATCATATCGCCAACAAGACCAACAGCAACTAAATCTAAAAATTTATCTGCATAATCTACGTTGATTAATGAATCTAAGTAGCGGCAGAACTGCCATACGACGCCTACACCGGAAAGCTCTTTATTAGGATAATCACATAACCAGTTATTTATAATAATAGCATCTTCACTTATCTTTTCAGCCTCATGGTGATCAAGTACAATACAAGGGATTCCCGCATCTTTTAAGCGTTTGTGATATTCAAAATCATTACTTGAAGAATCTGGACATATGACTAAATCATATTGTAAAGCCAATTCAATACAATCGCTTAATCCATGTTGCTTTGAATCATGAAGAAAATATTTAACATTTTGTTCTACCCAAGTGGGAAATAATTCATATAGATAGTTAAGTAAAAATGCAGAAGCCGTATAGCCGTCACAGTCGCAATCAACTAATACGAAACAAGTTTTATTGTTATCTATAGCTGAAATTAATGCGGTTGCCGCACTTTTTAAATTATCTTCTCCAAACAAAAGAAAAGAATTTATATCTTCATCTGTTGTATTCAAATAATGATGGACGTCTTTAATTCCTCTTTTTTCTAAGATATATTTAGTTATATCTGTATTAATCTTATATTTGTCAGTTCCTTGAAACTTCACAATTTAATACCCCCTAATCTGTGTATAAATGATATTTTTTACTAATTGTATGAGCATCCTCATCAGGCAGGGGCTTAAACCAAATTCCTACTGTGCAAGTTCCATCTTCGTTCTCTGGCGTTAATTCTGTTAAACACTTATCATTAATATAATCAAAATCAATTCCTTTTACTAAATTCAATTCTTCTGTTGCGATTTTTTCTGCTTTCTTTAAATTATTTAGATTTTTTGCTTGACAAATAGTTTTTACAAAAGCTCCATTGATGTATTGATCAAAGATTTCTTTATCTAATTCCACATTAAAATACTCAATAGCATCATAGTATTTATATCTATATCCAGCATCTCCATTCTTTAGTAAACGAGTCCAATAAGCCTCTGCACAATGACCAACCATTGCCGCAAGTTTACCGCTAGATAGGTGTAAGTCTTTTCTTATAATAAAAAGTCTCCGCATTATTTTACCTCCAATTCTTCAAAAATTAAATCTTTTGGTAAAAAATTTCTACATAAATAAAAGCTACCAAAAGATACTCCTTTTTGGATTTCTTTTGTTTCTTTATTCTTAAAAAAGTTTATTCTTTTATCAAAGATTAATGCTTGGCAATCTTTCATATAAGGGAACCGTTTTTGTCCTTGTAATGTTGGAATTGGAAACAATACCGCATAAGGCTTGTCTAATTCATATAATCTTTTAATAATCATATCCTTAATACTAAATGGCGGATTTGATATGATAAAATCATAAGATTCTTCTGGTTCATACTCAAAGAAATTTTGTCCATTATCAATATGTGTTGCAATAACTTTATGACCAGCTTTTCTTAAAGCAACTACATATTCACTATCTTCTAAATCAAAAGGACACCATATAGTAGCTGGTTCTTTTAAATATTTAATAATTGGTGAAACCGCATACTGCGGAGTAAACACTTCGTCTGATGCTTTATCTGTTTTCGCTTGTAGATATCCGACGTTTAATGCCATATTATGAAATCACTATCCTTTCTTTAAATAATTGCATAAAAATTTCTGCTCCTTTATCAATAGGACTGTCTTTATAACCAAGAAGATTGTCTTGATCAAAAATATAGCTTATTTGAACCATTGCTCCATACTTTTCATGAAGTTTATAATATTTCTTAACCAAGCTCCGCCATTCTTCATCGCCTTCAGTTTGATACTGTTTATCAAAAGCAATTACTATTTCTTTTGCTCCTGCGGAAATCAATAACTCTACTTGATATGATAATAAATTAAAACCGCAAACTGCAACTGAAATATCATTATCTATACCAAAATAAGATTGATATAACATAGGTGATTTCTCTGATTCAAACACAATAGCAACACCAAAATCTTTTATATGTTCTTTACTATTGTTTAAGTTATATAAATTAAATGATAAAGGATGTTTATATAAAACTCCATTAAGATAAGCTGGTCTATATTTACCATACTTTTCTTCTTCTTCAATTAAAGTTCTAGTCCTTATCCCAAGTAAATTATTATCTTTATCGTAATGCGGAATGATTATACCACAACCAACTGGATCAAAGCAGATGCCGCAATGTTGCATTACTTCTATTGTTATTCCCTCTTGTAACCAAGGAAGAATTATAGGACGTGGCATATATTTTAAAACATCTTTATCATAAAAAGTTAGTTCTCGTCTCTTTTGTTCTTTTGGCTTTTTATAGTTTTCATAGTTTTCTAAAATTTGCCAATCTTCTAACTCTTGAGTAAAATTACTTCCAGTTGATTGAGTTCCGCTTATGCCAAAGTATTTAGCGACAAAGCGGACACCATCTACTAATTCCCATTCTTTATCTTTAATATGAGATAAGTTTATAACTTTGCAAACAAGAGCAAAGATATCAAAGGAAGGCTCTTCACAACCACTATAACAATGAAATAATTTTGTATTATCATAATAATATAGTTTTCTACTCCCCTCCCCGATTCCATTATGACAAATTGTGCGGCAAATAATTTTATTTCCTTCTATTTGTGGCTCAGCTTCAAATTCTTCTAATAATAATGATACATCCCTTAATGTTAAATTTTGTTTTATTTCATCTTTGTCATATTGAAACATAAACTATCTCCTTAATCCCACGGATTTTTTTCTGGTGGTTCAATAGTTGTTGTTACTGAAATTTTTGTATCTTCTAATTCAATGTACTCATAACTATAATTAGTCATAAATAGAGGTTCTATTCTACAAGTTCCTAAGTCACTTTTGCACCATAATAAAACTCCTTTATGTCTACCTCGTCTATTCTTATAAATAGATAATTTTATAGTTGGTCTTTCTAATCCATTATTTTGTATGAGCGGTTCCAATGCGTCTACGTCTTTCTGTGTTACTTGTAATAAAATCATACCAACATCAATTTTATCTGCAATAGATTTTGCTCCTCTTAAAAGGTTTTGATCAAACGTGTCTGTATCTACATAATTACCATTTAACTGTGTTGCAGACATAATAAATACATTATTTTCAACACATAAGTCTTTTAATCTTACAGAAATCATAAAAAGGATGTTATCTTCTCTTAATCCTTTAACTCCCGCTTTAGAACTAATTTCACTTAAAATTTTCATGCTAGAATGAATATAGTCGTGACAAAAATATCTAACACCATGTTCTCTAATACCTGACTTAATTGTCATTTCGATGTCTTGCAAAGAAAAATCTGGTAATCTTTTTATATAAAGCGGAGAACGATTAAGGACTTCAACTGCGTGGACTACTCTTTCCCACTCACCGTTCCCATATTGACCAGTAATAATATTTTCTTCATTAACGCCAGCCAAAAAAGCTAACATCATAGTTTGAATCTCATCTTCTTCTTGCTCTGTTGTGATGAACATTGTTGGCTCATTTAAACCATTCTTTTCCCAAGAATTTGTATAAATATTAAAATATTCATCACAAGCAAAATAGCAGGCATCTGCAATCATGCTGCGACTTTTGCCCGACCCGGTAGATCCTGACCGCAAGTAGAATTTACCTAGACGAGCGCCGCGCGTCACGGTATTAATGAGTGGACCGTACATTGGGATACCAAATTCTGGACTAGCTTTTAATCTTTCTAATAGCTCCATTGCGCCCTTGCCCGCCTGAACGGAAACTGTATAATCATCATTAACATACTTTGCCCTAATGTTAGAAATTCTATCATCTATTAAATCTGCAATTTTTTCAAGAGGAGTATTATCTAACCATTCCTCTTGCATTTGTTTCTTTTTTAAATCAAGAATATTATCTTTATCATATAACCAAGTTAAATCTACTCCAATTTTATTATATTCTCTTAACAAAGTCATTTTCTTCATTCTTTGATAATAATACATAAAAGTAGAAACTTGAACTACTGATTGAACTTTTTCAATCCATTCGCCGCCTTTGTTAGCTTGGTATGTAGCAAAACTTTTTGGTTTATCTTTCAGATAATCTTCTATTGTAGCTATATCAACTTTTTCAGCACCTAGCTGAATTAAGTTATAGATTGCTCCAAAAACAATCTTATGAAATTCTTCAGTGAAATCTTCTTCATTAAAGAATAAATTATCATTATCTAATAAAGAGGGATTCAAATATACGTTGCCTATTACTTGTAGACAAGCTGTGTTATCTACATATTGTGATTTCATTCTTCTTCCTCCTCGAATTTAAACAATTTTACTTTTTGCTTTTTCTGTTGCGGCTGCTGAATCGTGTATTCAACTACTTTTGTTTGTTTTGCAACTGAAACTTGTTGGTTGGATAACTGCGCCATAAACAAAGCATAAAAATATTTTTTGGCATCATCATAGATATACGGAACTATTCCTATAGTATTGCCAAACTTATCGGTCGAATTTCCCTTTACTTCATAGAAATAAATTAGACTTTTTAATATTCCACTATAACTATAATTAAATTCTTCATGATATTGCTTTATTTGCTTTTGTATTCGAGGATTAACAAACGTTGTTCCATATAGTTTCATTATATACCCTTTAAGTTTATCTAAATCTTCATCTTCTTTAGTTTTCTCTTTTTTCTTTCGTTCTTTCTTTTCTACTAATGGCACTTTTTCATATTTATCCACTTCACTTTCATCAACACATGTAAAATGAGCATATCTTCTTTCAGAAATTCTTACAGCTTGAACTTTATCTCTATCAAAGGACTCGCCGCAGAATTTGCATTTAACCATATGAGCCATAAACAACCCTCTTTTCCTTATAATATTCTTTCTAAATATATTATATCATATTTTTTCAAAAAAGTCAAATAATAAAAAACGGGCAAAGAATTTAATTTTCTTTGCCCAATGTATTTTATTCTGCTAAAATTTCTTCTAATTCAATGTTGATAAGAGAAATCATATCAACTTGTTCTCTTGTACAATTTGTAACTTTCTTACCCCTGCCCAAATATCTATCTGTAATTTGAGTGATTCTAGGAATAATCTTTTCTTTGAAATCTTCTTCAGGATATTTCTCTGTCAATTTCTGAATCACTTGATTAAATCTAGTAATTTCAGCATCATAATCCAATTCTGTAACAACCGTTGGCGTATCTCTTTCATTTGTAACATACTTATTATCAGTAAGAGCTGCTTCTTTGTCAATAGCATCATTTAATGCTTTTACAAGATTTTCATAGCTTGATTCAATCTCTGGTTCAATATATTTAAAACGACCACCGCACGATACTGTTCCATCAATAGATCTTAATGTAATTACAACTTTTGAATTTGAACCATCAAAAACTGGATGCATATATCCATATAAATCAGCCATATTTTCAATAATAGCATTATATGTAGTTGATACAGAAGGATGAATCTTTGTGTATTCTGTCCCATCCTGACGCTTGAAAGTTCCTTCTTTTGCGTGAGAAATAAAACTTACTGCATATCCCATTTGTGTGATAGCTCTAAAAACTGACTCAAACTCTTTTTTTAGTAGCGTCCAACCTTGCCCATAAGGGATTTGAGAAATTGAATCAACGTCTTTTTGGGCACAAACATATTTTTCACATAAGGTTGCAGCGATATCAACTGTATCAATAGCAATAGTTGAAAACATTTCTTTAACTTCTGGTTTCTTCAGTTCTCTAACAACCTGTTTCATTTCTGCCCAAGTCGTTATATCCTGCGCCATAATTCCCGGAATTGCATTGTAACCTCTTTCGACTAACTTAATTAGTTATTAGACTATATCACGAATGTTTTTTAACATTCCGCCACCGCTTCGAAATAAAGAATTTCACTTTATCTCTACTTCCCAAAGGGAATAGTCGTTACACTTTTTAAAACTTAGCACGGGATTCTTTCTATAATCGAGGCATCTTATAGAACATTCCCCGTTAGCAAATAAGTAAATACTTATTCACACCCTATATTTATAGGTTCAATGGCGAAGCGCCCATTTTAGACAATCTAAATAATTTTCATATTTTCTATTTAAACGAATTTCTTCTGTTGAATCTTTATATAAATATCCTAAAATTTTTACCACTTGTTTTCTTCCGCTAATTTGAAAATAATAAGTGTTAGTATCCTTTTGTTTTCCTATGCTAATTTTTTCTAAATTTAATTCTTTTCTTATATCTTCTAAAAAACTTTTAGAACCACAGGTAAAGGATATTCTATAATTATTTGTACTTTTTAAATAATGTAAACTTCCATCTCCATCAAAATACCCTCTAATAAAGTGGGATACATAATCTCTAGGAATGTTTGGAATTTTGCTTATAATAAAAGTTTTATTAGCGACACATCCCCATCTTTCTAAATCTTTATGAAGTTGTGCATCTTTTATGGAAAAATGATATATTGGTTTTGCATTTTTCCACCTTTCGTCATTAGATACTGTAATTTTATGATTAATTGCTCCTATAGCTATTTTAAATTTTTCTACATGCTCTTCATCTGTAATCCCAATGGAAATTTCATTACGTGTTGAATGAGTACAACCATCTGCATATAAAAAACCAAGCCAATATGCCTTATCTTTATTATCTATTTTATTAAAATAATATTCATTTCTAGGATACCCTTGTTTATTTCCTCTTGATTTAATATTATGTCTATTTAATAAATTTCTAATAGTTGCATAATTACAGTTAAATTCTCTACCTAATTGTTTTAAAGTATAATTTTCGTTTAAATATTTATCTATAATATAGGTCACTTGTTCATCTGTCCAAGCGATTGCTCCACCATTTATACGAGCAATAGTATAAAAATCATTCATTATTTAGACTCCTTTATGTTTTATCTTGACGCTAATAAAAGTGGGTTTGGCATTTGTGATACCAAAGTTGTTTTACCTGTCTTAGCAGGACCGTAGATGTAAGTTATGTAGCCTGAAAGATCTCGACTTACTGAGTGTGGTTGAATTTTCGTTAAATCTATAACTGCCATATTTTTCCTCCTATAAAGTCTAATATAAAAGGGCTTAAAGCCCTCTTATATTAGAAGTTAAATGCTGCTGCGTTTGTTGCGACTGGTGTTGGTGCATCATCGAATGGCAATGGTGTTGAATTGCCGCTACCCTGATTTGCACGATAATCTTCCGTACGTTTCTTTTCTGCCGCCAACTTAACATTACGCTCCTGCATTTTCTCCTGTACCTGTTCTGCGGTAAGAACACCCTCTTCACCGAACTCATAAGGAACTGATGCTACATCTGTAAGCACCCAAGTCTTACGACCTCTTGGAACTTTACGAACTACTGGGCTACCGAAAGCTGTCTCTGTAGTCTGCTCCACCATACGAACTGTACAATCAATGTATCCCCAAATCTTTGTGTAAAGAGGATTTGTTGCACTAATATCCTGATTTAAGAACCAGTTCATTCCCTCTGGCTTCAGTACATTCATAGTGTAAGGAAGAATTTCTCCTCTCCAGTTAAATACTGCACCATGAACCGATATAGATGCTGGAATGTTTCTCTCTGGATCTTCTTCAACCTCTTTAACTTTGGTGATAAGATAATCTACCTCAAATGCACTTCTTTTTGTGATATCTTCTGGCAATGAAGTAATTACTTTCAAAAAACCACCATCATTAATCTGTGCGGAAATCATCTCGTTATCCTTGCTATAGAAGTCATTCAAACCAAGAGATGGTGTAGCCTCAATCATTGTTGCTCCATCTTTACCGTCTATTTTCCAGCTCTTATACTCTCCAGTTACAATCTTCTTCAAAATTGTAAACGTGTTGTTTGGAGAACCTGCTTTTGTAGTAGGACTAACATAAGTGTAATCAACTGGAATGACATTCAAGCCATCTTCGTCAACTGCGATTTCCAATTTACCTTTAATGAACTCTTTTCCAAAATTTGCTGAATCTTTGTTCTGAACTGTTTTAAGCTCTAAGTCATGCTGAAAAATTCTACCTGAAATTGATACTTTGTTTAAAGGTTTTCTCTCTGCCATATTTTTTCTCCTTAATCTTTATTTTATTTTATGAATATATTATAACAAAAATTTTTTTAATTGTCAATAACGAGTAATAAACAGTTCCTCTGAATACGGCAATGCTTTTGCCCAATTTATAAAGCTATGCCATTCAGTAAGTTTATGGAACGCCCGCTGTTTGCATATGTTTAATATATTTTCATAATTCATAGTAATAGTTCTTGTTTGTAGCCAAGACTCTGGTAATAAACGAATTAATTCTTTCCAATATTTCTTGTCTTTTGTTTCATTGTAGTTTAAACGAAGTTGCTCTAACCAGTCAATATAAGTATTAAAAGCATCCGTAGAAGTTACTGCCATAGCTGGATCATCACTATCACAAATAGTTACATTCTCCATATCATCTGTTTCAAAACAATCAATAGTAATGGGTGTAGAAGCAAGTTTGTGCATTGTAGATGTAGAATTTGCAGTTACTCCAATTTTATATGTATCGAACTCTTTCCACCAATATATTGGAGCTGTAATATCTACACTGACAAGAATTTGACGTAAAAACTTTCTATGTTCACTTCCGCCTTTAATGAGTCTTTGCGCAAGGTCTAAGTCATTCGGACCAAGATAAGCTACATCAACAGTTCCACTGTAAGTGTTGCCTTCTCTTAAAATTCCATTATGTCTAAGCCATGTTGCATACTCTTCTTCAAGTGCAATAACTTCACTTTCTTTATCATCTTTTATTTCTTCTTCTGAATCATAATATTTTGGATTGTCCTTATATCCCCAGCTTCTAGCGACTTTATACTCCCAATCATCATATAAATCAACAATACCAAAAACACTATCACTTTTAGCCCAACTATTAAGCGGATTGCGCATACCTCGGAAAGCACCTTCAAAATTTGATACAACAGTATTCTCAAAGTTCATATTAGTTATTACCTTTCGTTGAATTGTAATTATTAAATTGATTCGCCATATATAAGTTTATGTAATACTTTTCCTTTTGATTTAATTGTTCCGATGGACATTCTTCTAATAGTTCCCAAGAGAAATTCCATAAACCATCTTTTTGCATAGCGGCATATAATTTATTTCCTTGCGGCGTGTCGATCCCTAACCCAGCTTTAGCGTGTTCCGTCCAACGTTTTGCCACTGATTTTGCTTGACCAATGTAACATTCGTCAGTTAATTGATTTGTTATTTTATATATACCACATACATTTTCTTTACCCAAAACATTTTCTGACAATGCTTTCAACTTTTTAGAATAGTAAGTTTGCCATATTAACATGCACAAAATCCTTGGATTAACAAGAGATGGTTTAACTCCATCAAGAACTTTAATATCTTTCTTTTCTATGTCAGTTAGTTGAATGCAATAGAAAGATTGTTGTTCTTTAATTTCCTTTTCTCTTATTATAGCCTCTTGTGCGGCGGCTCGTGTTGCACGGATTTTATCCAGCTCTGCGTTCTCTCTATCGGTTTCCGCTTTTAT